CCTGTGTGGATGGTTAAAATTGTTATGCCTAAAAAATTAATGAACGACATCAATCGTGGTTATAAAAATCTTGATGCAAATAAGGTAGAAGATATACTAAATCAAAACGGAGTAGTGGCATCTCAACCAGAAGATGCTGCACCAGCAGAGGGAGCCGCAGATGCCGCACAACCAACAGCTTAACGAAGGACTGCGTCCAATGGACCTAGCAGAGATGGTCAATGATACATTTGAAGTTGATACCTTTCGATCAAAGATGGGCGAGGATCGTGATGTATGCGTGTTAACATTTACTGTCCTTGATAGAAATCCTGCAAAGGATCTAATGGAGTTTATTGAAAAGGGCTACGACTTTGTGTTAGACGCTGATGTCAGCAGTGGCGAAAATACCAACGGCGAGTATAGTGTATTTGTTGAACTGTCAAGAACTAAAGACCTTGCTGAACAGATTAAAGAATTAACCTATGGTATTAAAAAACTTACAGGTATTAGTGATTGGGAATTTCGTTATCACAAAGACGGCAAGAAGTTTCAAGTATCTGAAGAAACTCTTAAGTCAGTTATTCCTCCAACGCCTGGAGCCTATGACGGCCTAATGAGCAAAATGCGTGTCGAAGGAATCAAACGTTTCTTTAGTAAAACACTAATGGACGACTTAACCTTAGATGGAGATGTAATTACCATTCACAAACCGTTTAATCGACAGGTTAAACTTCGTATGGTTAAAGAAGCTGCCACTGATTCTATCCTAGAAGGTGTGGTAGATCCCATCACAATGGATGATGTTTCTACTAGTGAAGTGTTTTGGCTAACTAAAGTTTTAGGTGACTATAATATCAACAAGGTTGGTAATAATTTTATGTTTGACAACAAGGGTCAAGCAATGCTACTTCAAAGGATGGAATAATGAGCTTTACATTTAACTTCACAAAACAACAACTTAAAGAAATGATTCCAAAGAATCCCTATGTGGATCAATGGTTTGAAGCCATAAGTGAAATACTTCCCGAGTATGAAATCACAACGCCCCAGCGTGTGGCAGCTTTCCTAGCACAGTGCGCTCACGAAAGCGGTGGCTTTGTTTTCCTAAAAGAAAACCTAAACTACAAGGCAGCTAGTCTACGCAGAGTGTTTCCTAAGTATTTTCCAGATGATGCCATTGCTGCTCAGTATGCAGGCAAGGGCGAAATGATTGCCAACCGAGTCTATGCTAACCGTATGGGTAATGGTGACGAAGCCAGCGGTGACGGATGGCGCTACTGTGGTCGTGGTCTTATTCAATTGACTGGCAAGAACAACTATACATTCTTTGCAGGATCACTAGATATCCCTGTAGAAGAAGCCAGCGAATACCTACAGACATTTGAAGGCGCTGTGCAATCCGCCTGCTTCTTCTGGGAACAAAACAAATTGAACCAATGGGCAGATGCCGGTGACATTCTAACACTGACAAAAAGAATCAACGGTGGCACTATTGGTCTAGAAGATCGCATCAAGCACTACGAACACGCTCTACATATCTTCGGAGCACACTAATGACTCAGTTAGGATGGATGTTTGGCCTATTACCTGATGCTTTTTTAAATTGGTTTTATTGGGCTATAATTGTAGCTGGTATTACCGGAGTGCTTGCAGGATGGTTGGGCAAGTGGATTCCATTCTACGGAAACTATGTAAGGATATTACAACCAGTTGGCATCGTATTACTGGTACTAGGTGTATGGCTACGTGGTGGGTATGATACGGAAATGGCTTGGCGAGAGAAAGTTAAAGCTGCTGAAGAACGTGTAGCACTTGCTGAAAAGCAGGCCGAGGAGGCTAGCGGCAAAGTTGAAATTAAAGTTGTTGAAAAGACTAAAATACTTAAAGAAAAAGGCAACGACATTATCAAATATGTTGATCGTGAAGTTATTAAGAAAGAAGAAATTATCAAATACATTGAAAGATGCCCAGTTCCTACTGAAATAATCAATCTACACAATCAAGCTACAGAACTTAACCGTGCAGCAGAAGGGCCAAAGAAATGAAAATTTTAATTCTTAGCTTAACATTATTTTTAGTGAGTTGCGCTACATCTGTTCCTGTTGTACCTAAGTTTCCCGAGGCGCCGCAAGTTTTAAAAGAGAAATGCGAAAGCCTAAGAAAGATTGAAGGCGATAAAGTAGCTATTACAGAAATGTTAAAAGTTGTAATACAGAATTACTCTTTGTACTACGAATGTTCAACTAAAGTTGAAGGTTGGCAGGAGTGGTATGATGCACAAAAGAAAATCTACGAAAGCATAAAATGAAAATTATATTAATTATTGCGGCAGTGTTATTATCCGGGTGTGCAGCCACTAATCCGGAAGTTCAAAAATCATTGTCAAGAGATCAAACCATGGACAAGATGGCTAAAACAGCACTGATAAACGAAATGTTAAACAGTCCCGACCCCCATGTAAGATCTAAAGGTGCTGCAATTGCAGAAAAGTTTTTAACAGAACCGAAGAAGAACTTCTTTGGATTTTAATTAAATACTAGTACATTAAGTAGGAGCGAGCGATGTCAGTAGTTGATTCAGTATTAAAATTAATAACAAAAACCCCAAAAGATCCGGACGCACCTAAGCCGCCAGTAGGATCAAGATCAGAGCGCGAAGCAAAGATCAAAGATCGAGCAGGTATGGTAATCAGTGTGTTTGCACTGTTGCTGGCTGTAAACGCTTGGTATGGCGGCGGATTATCAAGCAAGGTATTAAACAATACCATTGCTGCCAACAATCAATGGTCGTGGTATCAGGCTAAAAACATTCGTGCTGTGCTATACGAAACAGCCGCAGTAGAAGCTCGTAGTCCGGAAGTTAAAGCCAAGTTTGAAGCAGAAGCAGATCGTATGGAAGCAGACAAGAAAGAAATTGCGGTTAAAGCTAAACAACTTGAAGCAGAACGTGATCTAGCTAAACAGAAATCACCTTGGATTGGATATGCATCAACTGCATATCAAATGAGCATTGTTATATTGTCAGCAAGTATTCTTGCTGTTAGTATGCCCCTATTCTGGGGAAGTTTTGCGGTAGCAGGCATTGGTATACTGTTAAGTAGCCAAGGTGTGTTGCTTTGGTTGTGATAGACAAATAGGAGCGGAAAATGAGCGAACAAGTTAAAAGCGCAAGCGAAACAAAGAAAGAAGATTGGATGAATTCAAAATGGCGTCCAATGATGGGGTGGATGTACATGTTAGTTTGTACTATGGACATGGTTATATTTCCCGTCCTATGGAGTCTGCTACAAACTACAACAGGCCACCCTTTAACCCAATGGAATCCATTGACACTTCAAGGCGCTGGTTTATTCCATATTGCCATGGGCGCGGTATTAGGTATTGCGGCATTTGGTCGCACACAAGAAAAACTAGGTGGAGCAAACAATGGCGGAATACAAACACCAGGAACAGGATTTCAGAGCGGGGCTCCAGCATTTGGCCAACCTCAAGCAGGAGGCTTCGGCAACTCCGGTGGTTTTAATTCACCAGCACCAAGTAGCTTTGGCGGCAGTACAGGATTTGGATCGCCAACAAGTGGCGGGTTTAATCCAGCACCAAGCTGGGGTACAACACCAGTATCAGCAGCACCAGTAGTAGCAGGTTTTGGCGGTAAGCCAGCACCTATGCAACCAGAACAACCACAAATTTAAAGGAATTATTATGAAAAAGTTTTTAATCGCATTAAACATTGTAATTTGGAGTTTTGTAGGATATCAAGCAACAGCTTTGGCTGCTGCCGAAGAACCAAAGACAAAACAAATTTGTGTAGATCTGCAAGGCAAGGACGGCAAGCCCGTAATTGACCCTAAGACTAAGAAGCCCAAGCAAGATTGCAAAACTGTCAAAATACACAAGAAACACGAAGGCACCAAGCCCGAGGATGTTAAGAAAAAATAATAGCAATCTAGTTTAGGTATTAAATATAAGGCTGCTTGACGCAGCCTTACTTTTCGTATATAATATAAACATGGACTACTATTCAACTCTCGGTTTACAAAGAAACGCCTCCGAAGACGATATCAAAAAAGCATATCGCAAAATGGCTATGAAACATCACCCCGATCGTGGAGGTGATGAAAAACAATTCAAACAGGTTTCCGAAGCCTACGAAATACTCAGCGATCCACAGAAAAAACAAATGGTGGACATGGGTGTTGATCCTAAGGCTCAACAGGCCGGAGGACACAGACATCAACAAGGACCATTTGAGTTCCACTTCAATACAGGAAATTTTGAAGATGTCTTTAGCAATTTTGGATTCGGCGGAGGTGGTCCGTTTGGATTCGGCGGAAGGCAACCGCAAAGAAACAAGACTATCAACATCACTGTGGATCTTTCGTTGGAAGACGTTTTGAAAGGCAAAGATCTAGATGCAGAACTTGCCGTGCCCGGGGGTAGAAAAAAAATAATTAATATAAGTATTCCTTCTGGGATTGAGGGTGGTCAGCAGATCAGATATCAAGGCATGGGAGATGCCAGCATTCAAGGCATACCGCCGGGCGATCTAATCGTTAACATACGTGTGGCACCACATCCCATATTCAGGCGAGAAGGCGATGCACTAATCATCGAGAAAAATATTTCAGTGTGGGAAGCCATTCTAGGTTGTACCCTAGACCTACAAACCTTAGACGGAAAAAAATTAACTATCACGGTGCCGCCAGGCACACAGCCAGAAACTGTGTTGAGCTGTCGCAATGAGGGCTTGCCAAATATGCGAAATAGACAAAGAGGAAATCTATTGATAAACATCAAAGTGGTTATACCTAGAAATTTAACTGCTGCACAAATTGCTGCTGTCGAAAATTGTAAAAATGGATTTTAAACTAGATGCTCATGAGAGCTTGATGCAGGTGAGTGAGCCTTGGGATTTTACCACCCAAGATTCTAAAATGCATGCCAAGCATTTAGCCGATGCCATGATTGAATTCATGACTGCTCAAAAAGGAATAGGACTAGCTGCCAATCAAATCGGTATTGCACAACGTGTGTTTACCATGGGCAGTTATAACATCGAAGGATTTCCCATTCCTTTTGCTGTGTTTAATCCCAAGATTATAAGTACAAGTAACACACAAGAACTTGCAGAAGAAGGATGTTTAAGTTATCCTAATTTATGGTTGAAGGTTACCCGACCTTGCAGTATTGTAGCAGAATATCAAGACAGCGACAGCAACACGCATACCGTGGAAATGTCTGGACTTATTGCAAGATGCTTTCAACATGAATTAGATCACTTGAACGGTGTATGTTTTGTTGACAAAGTCTCTCCTATGAGACTACAATTAGCTATGAAGAAACTTAGGAAAAGGAAATAAATGATCGAGCCAAGTCAGAACTTACAGCGTATATTCGATAATGCTGTGCAAGTTGCCAAACAATTGCAACATGAATATATCACCATAGAACATTTAGTCTACAGTATCATATGTGACGAGGAGTCATTTAAGATAGTAGAAAACTATGGCGCCGATGCTAACTTTATCAAAAGCAATCTAGATCATTATATCAAAAATAATCTCAAAGAAATTGTTGTTGTAGAAACAGAGTATAAGCCCAAAAAGACTAGTTCAGTTGAACGTGTGTTAAATCGTTGTTTTACCCAAGTATTGTTTAGTGGACGCCAACGCATGGAAGTGGCTGACATCATAATCAGTGTGCTCAGTGAAAAAAATAGTTTCAGTTTTTACTTCCTGACCAAAGGTGGGTTAACCAAAGACAAATTTGTCAAATACTTTCAAGAAAATATTGTTGTAGAAGAAGAAGAACAACCCATGCAGATAGTTAATAATAATCAGGTAGAAAGAATTCTCAATCAATTCTGTACCAATCTCAGTCTACATGCCAAACAACGCAAGATCGATCCTGTTATTGGTCGAGATGAAGAACTAGAAAAAATACAATTGATACTGGCTCGCCGTAGCAAATCTAATGTGTTAATGGTAGGTGATCCAGGGGTTGGCAAGACTGCCATAGCTGAAGGATTGGCTCGCAAGATCTTTGAAAAGAAAGTTCCCAAGTTCATCCAGGATCATCAAGTATACACTCTTGATATCAGTGCGTTACTAGCTGGATCAAAATATCGTGGGGATTTCGAAGAAAGAATCAAGGCCGTGTTATCTGCACTAGAAAAGAAAGGCAAGATCATTCTTTTTATTGATGAGGCGCACATGATGCAGGGTGCTGGTGCTGCTAATCAAAGTTCCAACGACATGGCCAATATGTTGAAACCTATACTTACCAAAGGTGTTCTCAAACTGATAGCATCAACAACATGGGAAGAATATCGCAAGCACTTTGAAAAAGATCGTGCATTGATGCGCAGATTCCAACGTGTTACAGTTGACGAGCCAAGTCCGGAAATGTCAGTAAAGATTCTCAAGGGCATTCGCAAATACTATGAGAAACATCACAACGTTAAGATTACAGATGCCGCAGTAGAACAGGCTGTTAAACTTTCTATTAAGTATATGGCAGACAAAAAGTTGCCCGACAAGGCCATAGACATCATAGACTGTGCGGCTGCAAGATACAAACTCAAAGATGACGAAACCATGGATGGTGTTGAACAACTTGTAGATGTTGAGCAGGTGGTATACGAACTTAGTAAAATGATCAACATGCCTTTAGAAAGTGTGGCACAAAAAGAAAGTAAAAATCTTGCAGATCTAGAAGGCGGCATGAAAGCCGCAGTCTATGGACAGGATGGTGCTGTTGATACCCTGTTAGACAAAATATTTGTAGCGCAGGCCGGAATGAAATCACCAAACAAACCTATAGGAAGTTTTTTATTCTTGGGACCCACGGGCTGCGGTAAAACAGAAACTGCCAAGCAATTGGCTGATAAGATGTCAATGACATTGGTAAGATTTGACATGGGTGAGTATCAAGAAAAACATTCTGTGGCTCGATTGATAGGTGCACCTCCGGGCTATGTAGGCTACGAAGACAATGCCGGACAATTGATTACAAAACTACAGGAAACACCCAACTGCATACTGTTATTGGATGAAATTGAAAAAGCTCATCCTGATGTCACAAACATCTTGTTGGCATTCATGGACAATGGCTTTGTCACAGGATCTAATGGCAAAGTGGCCGATGGCAGAAATTGTATTCTAATTATGACATCAAATCTTGGTGCCAGAGACAACGAAAACAACACTATTGGTTTTGGAGAACTAGAAAAAGATGGTGAAGATGACAAAGCAGTGAAAAAATTCTTTGCGCCGGAGTTTCGTAATAGACTAGATGCTGTAATAAAGTTCTCTAAATTATCTCAGACTGTGGTTATACAGATTGTTAAAAAGTTTGTGGCAGAGCTCAATGATCAGTTAAAAGACAAAAACATTGAGATAGTTTTGAACAATGAAGCTGTAAAGTGGCTGGCAGATCAAGGCTTTGATTCTAAAATGGGTGCAAGACCGCTGGCTCGTTTAATCGACAACAAGTTGAAATCGCCGTTGAGTCGTAAGGTATTATTCGGTGACCTTCAGAACGGTGGTAGGGTAAATGTGCAGTTACAAGATTCAGATTTAGTATTTGAAATTACGGAACTGCCTAAGCCACTGTCTAAAGAAGAAAGAAAAGCTCTTAAAAGAACACAGCCAGTGGTAGAGGTCATTAAAGATGTTGAAAAGCAAGACAACTAGTAGAAAATTCTACGGTAAATGGTTATACAAGGCATCTATCAATATTCCAGGTGTTGCAATTCTACGTTCAAAATCTTTAGATGATATTATTGATTTTTTGATAAAACCTTTACCCCAAACTACAAATTATAGGCATAGTCTCAATGTCAAAGCACATACCAATGCTATATATTTGACCAAGTTATGCAAATTTTTAAAACCACTTGAAATTCAACTATGGACAAAACGTATCGAAACCAATCAATTGGATTTCTATACCAACGACCAATCGATATACAATGATTTCTGTAAGAAATTTAGTTTGATTCTTACGCAAAAATTTGAACCTGCAGCTGATGATCTAGAATTACTTAATAATCAATATACAATTATAACTAAAAAATTACCGCACAACAGGTATAGATACAGAGCATTTCTTAGACCACATAAAATGAAAAGTGATCTAGATGCCAAACAGAAATACATAGAGTGGATCGAGCTGCAAGGTGATAAAGTGCGCCTAAGTAAGAGAGTCAAAGAGTGGTTTATTAAAACTGATTGGAATTGGGATCGTAGATACCTATTGGTAGAAGACACTCCAACCTTGCTAATGCTGCAAATGCGTAGTGGAGAGGCTATAGGCAAGGTATACGAATACGTGGTAGTCGATAAATAACTGATGTCCACTGAAAATCAAGTATTATTATCAAATATCACTGCCGAAGCAGCTGATTCTACCTATGTGTATGGCTCTAAACAGCCAGGTGCAGGCTATCATAAACGTAGCGATAGCATGCATACAGCCACATATTCAGTGAATTCATTTGTCGGAGCAATCAAACTCCAGGCCACATTGGCGTTGTATCCGGCAGATTCTGATTGGTTTGACATAGATGGCACAGATATAGGACTTGGTTCTGATAGTTCTGCATGGACCATTACAAATTCTATTAATTTTACCGGGAATTTTGTATGGCTACGTGCTGCATACAATCTACAGAACGGTACTATTATAGAAATCCGATATAATTATTAACTCCTAACATTCGATAAATATAGTATGACCTTACGGAATCATATTATATGCTATTGAAAGAAATGTTTAGCCCAGTTGGCGCACCTAAAGACGAGCAGCCTGACATAGATTGGATCGGCGATCTTAAATTCTATATGGACAATAACGATCAAATGCTGAACAAGCATTTCTTCCCTGCGGTTAAACGACATAAAGAACACCGTGGCAATCCTAACGCATATAAAATTTATATTCGTACACTAGAAGGCTGCTTAGAAAGCTATTGCGAAAAGTACGAAGTTGAAGATCGTGAAGAAAAGTTCCCTAAAGAAAAACTAGAAGAGTTAGCAAAGCAAATAGCAACTCAACAAGAAAAGTTTATGGAAAAAGGCGACTACGATAAATGAAACTCCTAGAACTTTTTGAACAATCAGGCAAAACTGCTGCTGTTGCATTTGGCAGGATGAACCCTCCTACAATTGGCCATCAGAAGGTGGTTGCTGCTATCTTGAAACAGAAAGCCGATGCTCATTTTCTATTTGTGTCGCAAACTCACAAACCAACTGGCAAGAACAAAACAAGATATGAAAACCCATTGCCGTTTGATGTTAAACTGGGATTTATAGAAAAGGCATTTCCCGATATTGATATTGGTGATACTTCAGTGAGTACTGCTATCGGTCTACTGCAATTTTTAGAAAAACAGGGATTTGACAACGTTATCTTTGTAGGCGGTTCGGATCGTGTAGCTAGTTTTACTGAACTGTTTAACAATCAAAACGGTGTTGATTACAATTTAAAATCAATTAAAGTTGTGTCTAGTGGTGCTAGAGATCCTGATGCTGAAGGTGCTGAAGGTATGAGTGCAAGCAAGATGAGAGCCGCTGCTATTGCCAATGACTTTGAATCATTTAAGACAGGATTGCCAGCAGGACTGAGTGGCGATGCTGAAGAAGTGTTTGCTGCGGTTAGACAAGGACTCGAGCCTTGGCTAGAATATGCAGAAAGTTTAGATGAAGTTAGTTGGCAAGGAATTAAAAAAGGTGCTGCTGCTGCTGGACTTGCTGGGGCAATGGCTTTCGGTGCTTCTGGGGCCAATGCTCGAGTTACTCCTGGCGATGATCCCAATATCAATCGATTAACAGGCAAACCAATCGCTACGCAACAGGCAACTGATACCGCACCTGCAAAAGCAGAAGCACCAAAAGGTTTCAGTAAAGAATATCTACAGGCTGTAGTAGATGGTAAACATCCGAGACCTATGGTCAGTGTTGAAAAAGCAAAAGAATTATTAAAAAATATGACAGAAAAAGAATCTGTTGAAATTACAGAACTTGCTGATGACGATGCCTACTACAAATATATTGTAGCAAAAGTAAAAACCTCTAGACCTTTAAGTAATCGAGAAAAAGAGTTTTTAAAAACCTATACACTACTCAATAAAAAAACCGAGAGTTCAAAGATTCCCTTTGCTGGTGCCAAGGTAGGACATAAGGAAGGTCCTGCAGGTCAATGGCGTAATAAAGGCCCTAAGGCAAACAAGCCAGCAAAAGTTGGAGACCTAGTAGGCGGATCGGCATCTTAAGGTGTTAAGGAAAATTAAATGAAAGCAAAAGAATTTATACCAGCAACTAAGCCTAGAAACTTTGTGGCAAAAAATCAAAAGACCGCAGGTGCTGGCCCACACAAAGATAAGAAACGGGCCGGGGCGCGGGGCGATATTAAACATAAGGCTAAACAGTACGAGGAAGGTGTGGCGGAAGGTATGCCTGGTAATGACTTCCGTGTCGGACAACGAGTAATCTATACTACAGGCAGGGGAGAAAAGTTTCCTTCTATAGTTACTGCTGTTGATTTTGACGAAGACGCTGTTAAAATTAAAAGTGCAAACAACAAACCGTTCCCCAATAGTGGCGGCGATATTGAAATAGTAGTCGATCCAGGTTGGAAGTTTTTAACTCCGGAACCAGGTGTTGACCCTAATTCTGTTATTGCTGTGTCACCAAGTATGAGAAAAACTACAGAACGAGTGCGAGATCCAGAAGATTGGGACGAAGGCAACACCGAACCTCCAAACAACTTCGCTGTATATATTAACGGCAAGAAATGGAAAGTATTCAAAGGTCGTGGACAGTATGCAGACGACGATCGTGAACAAGCTCACTATGAACAGCTAAAAGGTTGGGCTCGTAAGAAATCAGAAGAGACTGGCAAGAAGTGGGAGATTTCTATTACAGGCGAAGGTCCAACTGCATAATGGATGAACTTGCTGACATCAAACGCCTAGCAGGCATTACTGAGTTCAAAGGTTTAAAGCCTTACGGCGGTAGCAATATCAGTGTTACAGGAATGACCAATCAAGAACTTGAACGCAAGCACGATATTAGACCAGGAACACCAGAATGGTTCCAATTATGGTTTAGTTTGCCTTACCTAACCGGCGAAAAGAAAATAGGGGATACCAAATGGTTGAGATAACAGAATCAGCAAAATCAAAGATTATGGATTTGCTGCTAGAAGAAGATAATCCAAAACTGGCATTACGTACCTTTGTACAAGGTGGCGGATGCAGTGGCTTTAGCTATGGCTTTACATTCGATGAAGAAAAGAATGAAGATGATTTTGAATTTCCTATCAACGAACAATACAATGTGCTAGTGGATGCAATGAGCATGCAATATCTACAAGGTGCTGTTATTGATTACAAAGAAGAAGTTATGGGTAGTCAATTTGTTATTACTAATCCCAATGCACAATCAACTTGTGGTTGTGGATCAAGTTTTTCAGTATGAACCCAGATCAATATCCAGTGTATCCAGAAGATGACGGCCACGATAGATTTCGTAATCCCTATTCACCAGTATGAAAGCCAAAGAATTTATCATTGAAAGAAAAAAATCTAAACGTAGATCAAGAAGTGCTGCTTGGGGTCCTGATCCCTACGGTGGCTATGGTTATTATGCAGGATATAGCGGAGATTCAAGCGGTGAAGGTGGTGGTGAAGGTGGTGGTGAAAGCGTAGAACACGAAAACTTTGCTGACGGAAAGCGTCCACAGGACAAAGGCGATAGCAAGCGCCATGGGATAAATACCAAAGCATCAGTAAGTTCGCTTCGTAAAACTGCTAAACAGGGCGGTCGCAAAGGACAACTTGCACATTGGTTAGCTAATATGAAAGCTGGTAGGGCTAAGAAAAAATGAAATTATACGAAATTTTAACAGAAGGTGTGGCAGGACCAAAAAACTGCTGGCCAGGCCATCGTAAAGTTGGTACACAGCCCGGTACTGGTAAGAACAAAGGCAAACGTGTCAACGACTGCGAAGAGATTAAAAAAGAAGATGTCGAAGAAGAATTTGACACTATTGAAGAAACAATCAATTACATAGCAGAAGCAAATGGCGTTGATCCTGAAGTTGTTTGGGAAGACTTAGAAACACTCACAGATGACGAGCTGTATGTATTTGCGTTCACACATGAGCCTGTTAACGAAGATTGGCAAAAGGCCAACAAGCGAGACAAGACTGATGGTATGAGCAAGAAGGCTGTTAATGCCTATCGTCGCGAGAATCCAGGTAGCAAACTAAAGACTGCTGTGACTACCAAGCCAAGTAAGTTAAAGAAAGGTTCTAAAGCCAGTAAACGCAGATCAAGCTATTGCTCACGCAGCCGTGGACAAATGAAAATGCATAGCATTAGCTGTGCTAAAACTCCCGATAAAGCAATTTGTAAAGCCCGTAGACGCTGGAACTGCTAATAAATACATTATGAAAATTAAAGAGTTGTTTGAAACAGCATCTAGCATGGGTGCTGGCGATGTTGCTACATTTATCAAGGGTGGTTCTGGAACAGATGTAGGCACACTCTTTGGGGGTAGTTATCAGCAAAAAACTGTTAAAAAACCCAAGTCTAAGAAGCCTCGCGAAAGTATATTAAGAAGATAAATATAGTATGGACTTTAAAAAACACGATCACGAAGCAAGTATGGCAAAAGCAGAGCTAGCTCAAATAGCTAAAAATGCCATGGCTGTTTATCGTATGATCAAAGAAGGCGACAATTTAGATGGTTGGATCAGCAGTTATATCTCTGTGGCCAATGATCATTTGAATTCTGTTCATGAAAAGATGGATTACGAATCTCAAGCACAAGGAGCCGTTAATCAGGGTCCTCGAGAATTTGAAGAAACAGTGCAGTACGAAATTAAAAGCAATCTGTGCGAGCAGTGGCTAGCGAAAAAATATCAAGGAAGATAAAAAATGGATTTCAAATCATTACTTAACAAATTAGACAGCATGGAAGCTCCTCCACAGACACCGGCTGCACCAGTTTTAGAAAAAGCTGTTCAACTAAACGAAGATGCACAATTACGTGTTCTAAGTGGACGTTCTACATATGTTGCTGAAGCTAAGAAAAAAGCCGAAGAAGATGTTAAAGAAGAAAAATCTTCAACTGGTGGCACTATTGATCGTTCTACAAAAGGTGTTACCAAACACAAAGAAAATCCCAATCGTTTCAGTGATGAGCCACACACTGAACCAAAGTCAGGGGCCAAATCACAAAGTGCAGCAGACAAAGCAGATGACAAAGCTGCTGACAAAGCTGCCGCTAAAGATTCTAAAGATTACGAAAAGAAAAATCCAGGCACAGTAACTCGTGTTAAAGATGGCAAGAAAGTAGAAAGCATCGAACCACAATTCAAAAGCAAATTCATGAAGATGGTGGAAGCAGCTAAAGAACAAAGCGAAGCTGAAAAAGCAGAGGCCAAGAGAAAGAAAGAGCAAGAGAAAGAAGATAAGAAAAAGAAAATAGCCAAGATCATGGACGAAGCAATGGATCCGGTTGGCAAGGAAGATGACGACGTCAACAACGATGGTGAGAAAAATAAGACCGATGACTATTTAAAGAATCGTCGTGCCGCAGTCAGCAAGGCTATTGGCGGCAAGAAAGAAGGCGGCAAGACAGGAATGAGTGCAAAGCAAGAAAAATTCTTTGGAAAAAAGAAGACTGTTAAAGAGTCAATTGAAAATATCCTATCATTCAAAGACATGATCAAACTTGTGCAAGAGAGTGGCGGTCAACAACAAATTGATGCAGTTGATCAAGAACTGTTTGCATGGGCTCAACGTGTTGCAAAACAAAAAATTGGTGAAGGCCTAAAAGCTGATGTGTATGCAGGTATGGTATACGAGCGCATGGGTGGTGTATTTGAAATGTACGATGTACTAAGCGAAGACCAAAAGTAATTTAACCAATCGCACTCAAAAGCCGGCAATTTAGTTGACCGGCTTTTTTGTTGACTATATAATAGCTATATAGGAGAAAATTATGTCAACTAGAATGTACGGTCCCGAAGAAAAAGCAAAACTAGAACGTCTTATTAACGAAGGCGGAAATGTACTACGTGAAGTAGAAGATCTTAAAGAGGGACTTAAAGAAACTGTTAAAGCTGTTGCAGAAGAACTACAGATCAAGCCATCAGTTATTAACAAAGCAATTTCTATTGCACATAAAGACAACTGGAAAGATCACGAACAAGAATGGAATGACATTGAAATGATTCTTGGTGTCACTAAACGTCTACCAGAATGATTGACAAAATCTTTGCGCCAACTCTACAATGGATAAAAGATGACTTTAAATCCCATCGAGTTCGCTTTGTTGTTGAGTTGCTTGCTTGGGCTATCAGTATTGGCTGTTCAATTACTATGGCACTTACCGTACCCACACCTCCGTTACTTACTCTTTACCCTGTGTGGATCCTTGGTTGTGCTATGTATGCTTGGGCTAGTTGGACTAGGAAATCTTTTGGCATGCTGGCTAACTATATACTGTTGACCACAATTGATAGTGTTGGACTAGCAAGAATGCTAATTAATTAAATAAAGTAAGAAGGTAGGCGTGGCCATAAACCGCACATTGGTATTTGCAAGCCCTAAATTGCATAGGAGAAAAATTTGAGTTACGTAGACGCTTTCTATAATAGAGAGCAGGATATCATCAATGTTGTTGAACGCAATGATAAAGGCGAACGACATTACAAAGAATATCCTGCACGACATGTTTTTTATTACCCGGATGCCAAGGGTAAATTTACAAGTATTTTTGGACAGTCATTGTCCAGAGTAAGTTCCAAAAATGTCAAAGAACATCGCAAAGAACTTGCAATTCATTCAAACAAAAAACTGTTTGAAAGTGATATCAACCCAATCTATCGTTGTCTAGAAGACAACTATCTTAATCAAGACGCACCAAAATTAAATGTAGCGTTCTTTGACATTGAGGTGGACTTTGATCCAGAACGTGGCTATGCATCACCTGAAGATGCGTTTATGCCAATCACTGCTATTGCTGTCTACCTACAATGGATGCAGACTATGGTCTGTTTAGCAATTCCCCCTAAGACATTGTCAATGGAAGAAGCTACTAAACAGGTAGCAGAATTTCCTAACACTATGCTGTTTGACAACGAAGCAGATATGTTAGACACATTCTTAGATCTAATACAAGATGCAGATGTACTGAGTGGTTGGAACAGTGAGGGCTTTGATATTCCTTACACAGTTAATCGTGTGACCAAAGTTTTGAGCAAAGAGGACACACGCAGATTCTGCTTGTGGGATCAATTCCCCAAGAAACGAGAGTATGAAAAATACGGCAAGGCCGCTGTCACATACGATCTAATTGGCCGTGTACACCTAGACAGTCTTGAACTATATCGCAAGTACACATACGAAGAACGCCATACCTATCGACTGGATGCTATTGGAGAGATGGAGATCGGTGAAAACAAGACTGTGTACGAAGGCACACTGGATCAATTGTACAACAACGATTTCCGTAGATTTATCGAATACAACAGACAAGACTGTATGCTGTTAGAAAAACTAGACAAGAAGCTAAAGTTCTTGGATCTTGCTAACACACTGGCACATGAATGTACTGTGCTGTTGCAGACCACAATGGGTGCGGTAGCTGTTACTGAGCAGGCCATTATTAACGAAGCTCACAAGCGTGGAATGATTGTTCCTAATAGAATATCTCGTGAAGAAGGCTTTAGTAATCAGGCTGCTGGTGCGTATGTTGCCTATCCTAAGAAAGGTATTCATGAGTGGATCGGTTCACTAGATATTAACTCGCTGTATCCGTCAGCAATTCGTGCGCTCAACATGGGTCCAGAAACTATTATTGGGCAGTTGCGTCAAGATGGCACCAAGGCATTCATTGACGGTGAGATTGCCAAAGGCAAAAGTTTTGCATCAGCATGGGAAGGCATCTTTGGTTCATTAGAATATGCAGCCGTACTAGAAAAAAATGTTGGTCGTGAAATCGTTATTGACTGGGAAGACGGTGGCTCTGATACACTAAGTGCTGCTCAGGCCTATGATCTAATCTTTGAAAGTAATCAGCCGTGGATGGTTAGTGCCAACGGAACTATTTTCACTTATGAAAAAGAAGGTATTATTCCGGGCTTGCTCAAGCGTTGGTATGCAGAACGTAAAGACATGCAGGCCAAACTCAAAGACTGCATTGCAGCTGGCAACAAGATTGAAGAAGAATACTGGGACAAGCGTCAGTTGGTCAAGAAGATTAACTTAAACAGTTTGTATGGTGCTATTTTGAATCCAGGTTGCCGCTTCTTTGATAACCGTATTGGACAAAGTACCACGCTAACAGGTCGTGCCATTGCCAAGCATATGGCTGGCAAAGTCAATGAGATCATTACCGGCGAAAACAATCACACAGGTAAAGCAATTATCTATGGTGATACAGACTCTTGTTATTTTTCGGCTTACACCACCCTTAAGAAAGAAATAGATCGAGGAGCTCTGCCGTGGACAAAAGAAAGTGTTGTTGAACTCTATGACACCATCGGTGAAGAAGTAAACTCAACATTTCCTAAGTTCATGCAGGATGCGTTTCACTGTCCTAAGACTCGTGGTGAAGTTATTAAAGCTGGTCGTGAAATTGTTGCCAGTCGTGGCTTATTCATTACTAAGAAACGATATGCTGTGCTTTACTATGACAAAGAAGGCAAACGTGCAGACGTAGACGGTAAGCCGGGCAAGATCAAGGCCATGGGTTTAGATCTGAAGCGCAGTGATACTCCTGTGATTATCCAAGACTTCTTAAGTGAAGTCTTGACCAAGGTTTTAAATAACGGCACCAAAGAAGATGTGCTGGAATATATCACTAACTTTCGAACTGAGTTCAAGACTAGACCAGGTTGGGAGAAAGGATCACCTAAACGTGCCAACAACATTACAGAGTACGCTGCTAAAGAAAAGAAAGCAGGTAAGACTAACATGCCCGGACACGTTCGTGCAAGTCTTAACTGGAATACACTAAAACGTATGATGGATGACAAATACTCTGTGGCAATTACCGACGGTGCTAAAGTGATCGTTTGTAAGGTCAAAGATAATCCAATGGGGTATACATCAGTAGCCTACCCCGTAGATGAACTTAGACTACCTCAATGGTTTAAGGACTTGCCTTTCAACGATGCTGAAATGGAAAATGCAGTTATCGATGAAAAGTTAGAAAACTTGATTGGTGTTTTGGAATGGGACATCAGTTCAACTCGCAGTGATAATACATTCGCAAAATTGTTTGACTTTGAGTAAATTGCGGTTGCTTTTTACTCTAGATCTAAATATAATCTTAATATACAGGAGAACTTTCAATGAAAGATATTTTACAAGACATCGTGTCACACACACAAAACCTAGGCTTCTTAACCACAGTTAAAGTCACAGGCACAGACAAAGGCACAACTATCAACTCAATGGCCGATGACCGTTCAGTGATTATGGAGGCAGAAACTGCTAATCCGTACCCAGACATGATTGGTGTGTTTGGCATGCCACAATTAAACAAATTAAAATATTTGTTAGATGGTGCTGAATACAAAGAAAATGCTAAAATTTCTATTACCACAGCAGATCGCAATGGTGAAACAATTCCAACAGGCTTACACTTTGAAAACAAAGACGGCGATTTTAAAAACGACTATCGTTTTATGAATGCTGAAATTATCAACGAAAAGATGAAGACTGTCAAGTTCCGTGGAGTTAAGTGGGATGTAGAACTAGAGCCAACTGTATCCGCAGTTCAACGTTTTAACTTCCAAGCAGGTGCTCATAACGAACATCCAACATTCTTGGCCAAGACAGACGGTGGCAATCTAAAGTTTATCTTTGGT